CGTGAAATCATGGGTATCGATGACCTGACCACCGATCATCAGCTCCACCTTGTCGATAACCTGCGTCCAGTCCACGGTTGGCACCAGAGCACCAGTGCCATCACGGGCAGTGAAGTACACGTAGTTGATCAGGTCGCCCTTCTTCTCGAAACGAACAGTGGAAATACCGCCTGCAATTGGGGTGCCCTGAATGATTTGACGCTCCACGCTGCTTGCATAGTGGGTGTAGCGCTTGTAGTTGGACCGGAAGAAAGAAACCTCGGGCTTGCCGGTCAGCCAAGCATCCTGATCACCTGTAGCAACGAGTTGAACGACACCACCGCTCATTTTACAATTGGTCTAGATTATTTTGGGGCCTACTGAACGGCGAGAGGAACCATCGCAATTGGATTTTTCTCAAGCTGCTGAATTGCAATATCCAAATAGGCTGGGTCTGCCATAGGATTTGCATTGCCCTTCATTTCATTGAAACGGTCAAATTCGGGAGCTTGGTAGTTCTGGAATCGCGTACCATTCATGTGAGAAACAGGCACTGGGACGGACTCGACACGCAGATTCGTCATGGCGCCGCCTTGGCCGAGGGGATCGGCGCGGACATTCATGCGCTGTCCATTGCCTGCACGGTCTGGGTTCATCCGGTTGTCGCTTGAGCGAGTCAGCGCCTTGTCCGTATAAGCCTCCGTACCAACCGCATAGGGCTGGGAAACCTTGTATTGAGCTGGACCGAATTCTTGTCCATCTGTGCGACCACCCGTCTCTTGACGGATGGTGGTCCGACGGGTCTTGAGGAAGTCTGGGCGGCCCTCGGCTCCCGTCACTGCGCCACCCTGTCCACCTGCACGCCCTTGTGCTGGGTCGCGGCGCCACGCCTTGGTGTCCTTGGCTTGGTGTGTAATCTCACCAATAACAGTGCCACCATTCTTAATGAATGCATCGGCTGGACCCGCGCGCCCCTCGAGGGTCGTGAGCCGCTCCTCGTTGATGTTATTGGGCAAAACACGGAAAAACTGCTGGAACCCTCCGGTCGAAGCCACATCGGCGCCAACACCGAGACCCGGGCCAACCTGCATGCGCTCGATGGGCTGAAGATTATTCATTTTATTCGTCACGTACTGACGGCTGCTAAAGTCGTAAATAGGCTGGCCAAATGGGAAGCGATTGGCATCTGGTGCCACGTCCTGTAGGCTCGGAATTTCGTTTTTGGGCTGGAGACGCCAATCACCCACACGACGACCCGTGTCTGGGGTCATGATCGCCACGTCAAAATAATCCTTTGCGTGATCACGTGAATTGGCCATCATATCCACATCACGCCGAGTGACGACTGGGGGCCGCGTGGTTGCAGGCTTGGCCCCCGACCGTCCATCTGAACTATCGGAGAGTCTCTTACCGGCAAACACAAGGCCAACTACTGCTGCTAGGGCCAATGGGTCCATTATTAATACATACAGAGAAAAAGCTTACTTCTTGAAATAGCGCTGGGTGAACATCGTGTTCTGATTCACTGCATAGGTGCTTACTGGATCGACGGTGTTGAAACGTATTGGGAGATCCACGTAGCTATTAGGGAAATCATATGGGTGCTCTGTAGCGTTCTTCTTCCACGTGGTCGTGCTGCGTTCGCGGAGGTCAGACCCCGCGTCGGCCAAATCTGCCAACACAACCGTCGCGGGACGCATAGGCACCTCGGTCTGGAGAAGAACGGGACTAAAATCCAGTGTCTGCGGCATTATTATAATATTGAGAGATAATAAAATGGTTTCCGCACCACCCACAACACGTACACCAAAGCGGTCGCCTCGCAAGGCGCGTTCGGCCGAGGCGCGGCGGTCGCCTCGCGCAGTTCAAGTGCGAGCTGTGTCACTTCCAAAGAATATCAGCTACTCACCCAACCCCAAGGCGAGACGGGCTCGTTCGGCATCACCTGGAGTGCGCGCATGGAAGGGTGCGCCGGCTCGTTCTGTAAAGCATGCGAGTGGTGGCCCGAGCCGTGCAGCCAAGGCTCTCACGGGACTTTTGGCGCTTCAGGCTGCCCTGATGGGTCGCAAGGTCAATACACCCTATGTTGGCGCGTCGGGTAAGGGTCTGGCCGTCTGGCCACTAGGCACGAGCGGCCCCAACTATGCTTATATGACACGGACGATGGCTCCAAAATATCCTTACAAACTCTCCGAGTTTCCCGCTGTGGAGCGTGTAAAGCTACGCCGACCCCTGACGTGCGGCCGCAAGGCGTGTCTAGGTGGCCAGCCAAACAGCAGTCTTTATGAACCCAAAATGACGTGGGTAAAACTGGATGGTAGCAGAATGCCGCGTAAATTCGGTGAGGGTGCTTGGACCAATTTCCCCATGCCTGCAATTTCCGCGGCCAACGTCCTGAGATTCGAGGCTCAGGGGTACCAGCTTCCCAAGTCGGTTCTCAAACAGGCCCATGCTGGCATGCCTATTGCAGGAAACTATAAACTTTCTAATAAGACCATGGCTGCTCTGGCGGCCAAGGATCCGCGGATGATACCTGCACTTATGAAGGCGACAATGCCGCCACCAAGCCGGTTTAACCGGAGTCGTAAACTAGAACTACCAGCGGGTGTGCAAAAGAAACTCCTTGCGTTGGAGAGTCGTGCACGCTCGGTGGCGGTGGGTGGGGCGGCCAAGGCTGCTGTCGCCCCATGGAAGGTGGCGGCCAAAGCTCGTAATCTGACGGGACGCGCAGCGGCTTCTGTGGGCCGCGCCGCGAGTTATGCGGTGAGCCTTCCAAGTCGTGGCCGCCGTGCGTTTACACGTAGTCTGAAGGAACGGCGTCGGCTGCCGAATTAACGGCCATTGCCTGCACGCATCTGAGTGCGCTCTGGGAAATGGAATTGCGAGTTGTCGATGTCGCACGCCTCACCGCCCTGATCCTTGCACATTGGTGCGAACTTCTTGCCGTACGCGGCTTGCGCAAAGGCGTTTTGGTCACTGGGGATCGTGGACACGGGCATGGTGTAAAAGTTGCGCTCGGCGTCACGAACCCGCTCAAATGGGTGCACTTGGCTCCACAAATTCTTCACCTCCTGACGCACACTGGGATACCACGCAGCGCTAGGGCGATCAGGATGATCAGTATAATCTGAAAGAAGAACATTGCCCATGATGTTGTCCTGTGTGGGCATGACGACCTCGCCACGGAACGCACTGGGGGCGCGGCCGTCGCTGTTGGTAGGGCGAATTTTGCCGTCTGTAACGAGACCTGCAGACCATAGATAATAAAGAACACATAGAACAACAATAGCTAGAGCAAAAATACGAGAATCGCGCGTAATAAGGTAAGTAATGGCGGATGCGTACAACACAAAACGCGTCGTCGCGAGGACCCGATCCCTCGCCGACTGCTTGGCAGTCGGCCAGAAATCGAGAAGCTCATTCGAGTTGAAGATATCCTTCACAAGTTCCATTCTGTAATCTACCGAGACTTTTTGTTGGGCTTGACGCTCCGACGCCGAAGCGGTGGCGCTGGCGCCCCACCGAACATGCTGTTGTTCACGATCTGTGACGCCATCTGAGAGATGGCCCGCTGATCAATCTCACCACCCGTCGACTGGAGATTCTGAGCAAGTCCCGCGGCCGTGGACTCGATCATGGCCATCATTTCAGGTGGGAAAAAACTGAACGCAGTACCCATGAAATACATATTGGATAGGTACTCCCAGATGGCCGCCTTAGTCTTGGCCGTCGCCTCCTCTGATTTCCAAATTACATGCAGATTCAGAGTCTTCACGACTGGGTTCTCTTCAACAAAGAATGCCTCGTCCTTCGCTGATAGCTTGTCGGACCACATCTTGGCCCCCGCCATGAAATCGGCGAGAGACATGGGCTTCTCCTTTGCCGCCTTGATGGTTTGATCATCGGGGAAGGTGTTCGCAAGATCACCGATGAACTGGTTCATCATCTCATCAAATGCTTTAGCAGCCATTTTATAATACATAAATATCTTCCTTATGTTGTTTTAACGTGATCTAAAATGGTTCTTTCATAATCGTCTCGTGAGATCCTTGGCCCTGCTGGACGATGAAATACACGAGAAGCGCCACGAGGAATGCTGGTTTCATAAATTCAGAATTCTTCACCTTGCCTTCGCCATTCATGCGCGCCTTGACGATGACGTAACCGATGGTCACCGCTCCTGCAATCGCCGCCGCACTCAGTGGTTCGCGGAGATATTGCTCCATATATTTTAACGTATGTTTTTACTGAGTTTTGACGACGCGCATTTTACCCTCTGGCGCCTCTGGGAAAAGGGATTCCTCCTCTTGGACCGGTGCCGGTGTGCCTCCTGGAGTCGCTCCTGGAACCGAAGGGGGTGTGAATGAAGCGTTGGTGGTCACGGTCGTGTCCACGCCCCCAGGAGTCGTGCCAAACTCCATATTGGAGCCCTCTTGATTTGTGGGAATTCCCTCGACTTCTGATGCGGGCTCTTGGGGCTCTTGGGGCACCTCGTCCATGAGGTCAGGATCCTCATCCTCATCTTCCGCGTCCTGATCAAGGTTGAGATCCTCACCTGAAGCTGGTAGAGGGAGATATGTTTGTAGAATTTCAGCGGTCGGAATGAGATCCTCGACCACCTCGCAAATTCTCACATGAAAACGCTTCGTAAGATTTTCCTTGCGGTCCGTGTCGGAGTTATTCTCGACAATTATGAATGGATTTTCATAAAGATCCTTGGCACACGCCTCATAGCACCGCTGCGTAAACACGTCTATAGCCGGAAGCTTGATGCAAATCTTCTTGGACTTTCTATCGGTTCTTATCGCACTCAGAATCTTGACGTGAATCACAAAGACCGCCGCGAGAAGGTTAGGGAACAGAGGCTGATTCTTGGTGATCGCCTCTGAATTTTTAAGTGAAATTGAAGAATTCCACGTCTTGACCGCCCGCAGGAGCTCCTGAAAAACCTTTGTATTATTATTCGTATTTTTGACTACATTCTCCTTTTTGGCCTCGAGCCAAATCTCCCAGAAAGCCTCAATCATAACTGGGATCATGGAATCGCACAACTTCTTGGTGAAACGGCGTTCTGATTCATTGAGCAGATCCATTTCTAGTAAGTTCGCAGAACTTATTTACTGACCCGACGCGCATCACGGGCGTTTAGTAATTCTGAGTTTCTGTGCAGTTTTCTGGAGGTTGGCGAGCCCAGGGAGAATGTCCTCGGGCACGTCCTCTACGGGCACACTTGCAGACGGCGCCCGACCCCACGAAATCCGCAGGTTAATGGGGCCTGTACGTTGTACTGTGTACCCAAGTCGTACGAGTTGGCGCACCATATATTCAACTGTTTTAGGAATATTGTATCTAGGAAACCCAATCAAAAATGGAGGAATAGTCAGGTCTGTGAATTTATTTCCAATTTCAGACTGGGTTTTAATTTTGCGACTAAATTGTTCGAGAAGAGCCTTGTAAGTTTCCTTTCGAACATCCCGTCTTAGTTTTTCATTGGCTGCAATTTCCTTGGCGGAAATGACCATTACTTATTGTCAGTCTTTTGTGTGGAGTTATATGACGTAAGGGCATCCTTGAGTTGCTTATCAAGGTTGGCCTGAATGACGTCAAACGACTGGTACTTGTCGGGGACGTAAGCGGATGAATAATCAGGGCGAGCGGTTTCAGTCATGGACATGATGCTGACGGAGCCGTCCTGTTTGACTCTGGCCTGAACATCGTACTGCACTCCATAAAACCCTGAAGTGTTGAAGAACATGAACCGCGAGTTGTACGTGTCTTCGCCTTGGCGGGTCACAAACAGCGTCTCGATGGGTACAACGTCAGACAGGGACCGCTGGACTTCCTCGAGTATGACCTGCACGACGTCAGTTTGGACCGGCAGGACTGTAGCGCCCGCTGCGGTTTCGTATGTGGCCGACTGACGATTGTTCCAGAACAACAGGGCCGCGACTATAACAATAAAAGCTATAGCCAACTCTTTCATAATTATAGTTTACTGCGAAAAAGTTTGCCACGTAAAAAAGTCGTACATTATAAATGGCCCTTTTGGTCTATTCTGATAAATGCAAATGGTCCCTTGATATTATCGGATTCATCAAGAGTCAACCGGAACTCTTGGAGATTGTACGCTTTCACAACATTTCTGAGCAGGGCGTGCCTTCCAAGAAGATCACGAAAGTGCCCACCCTAGTGACTAATCAGGGAGTCATGCACGTCGGAGGTGACGTGAAGACGTGGCTTACTTCGATGCTCCACTGTGACTTTGAGTCGTGGGATGCGACGGGGTCCCTTTGTGCTAACCTAGACGGGTCCGGTGGCGACGGCCTTTTTGACATCAATAAATACGGTGAATCCCTCCAGCCAAATCTCACACCTGAACTCGAGGAAAGAATCAGTATGAGTGTGATGGATGCATATCAGAAACACAGGACTTAGAGATTTGTCGCGCTTTTCATCAAATGCACCTGAAGACTATACAGGCCACGGCCTTCAAGGCGGTGTTCGAAGTGCTTAAAGATATTATCAATGACGTGAATGTTTCATTTACCGAGGCGGGGCTGACCATCCTGACACTCGACACGGCCCGTGTGACGCTCGTGCATATGAACCTAGGTGCTGAGAATTTTGAAGAGTATGAGTGCCCTCAGCCTATTGTTGCGGGTATGAACATGGCGAACATGTACAAGCTCCTCAAGTCCATTTCTGGAACGGATACATTGACTCTTGATATCATCGGTCGTGATTATATGAATATCCTGATTGAAAATCCAATCAAGAAATCATCCACTACATTCAAGCTCAAGTTGCTCGACATCAACGAGGACATTCTCGGCTTGCCTGATGTCGAGATGAATGTGGTCACGACTCTACCCTCTGTAGACTTCCAGCGCATTACACGCGACATGGGGAATCTGGCGCAGGACATGTCAATCTTCCGAGATGGGCCCAAGCTTATCCTAAGTTGCAACGGAGATTTTGCGGATCAATCGACTATCATCGAGTTCCCCGAGTCGGTCAAACGCACTGGAAACATTTTTAGTCTAAAATATATCAACCTATTCACCAAGGCTACCAATATGTGCTCGAGTGTCCAACTCATGCAGGATTCTGAAAATGATAATATGCCGATTATATTCAGATATACAATTGCAAATTTGGGAGATCTGAAGTTCTATTTGGCTCCTAAAATTGATTAAAAATAAGAAATACTAAGTAGTGATGGAGGCGCGGTTTCATGCACGTGTTGCGGAATGCGGTTCCGAAGAGGATCTTTATAAGTACCTCTTGGAATGCGTTCCTATTATTCGTGAATATACCGATGAAGCCGAGGCCAAACCTCAGGTGCGTGCGCAAAAAGTCATGGGATTTGAGATTACCATGAAAAAGGGTATTCAACGAAAGGATATTTATTCGAAATATCTGACAGAAATAGAAGGGGAGTATCTGGTGCATTCTAAACGAGTGGATGATGAGCACCTCAAACCGTGTATAAATTGTTCGAAAATGTTTACAAAGATTTTCGATGAATGCACGTCAGAGGAGATGTGTACAGAATGCGGGGCGACGGAGTATATTCTAGGAAATGAAGTGGGTTTCAAAGAGGAACAAGAGATCGAAAAGACCATTGTTTACTCTTACAAACGCGAGAACCATTTCAACGAGTGGATAAGTCAGTTCCAAGCAAAGGAATCCACTAGTGTACCGGATGAAGTCCTTAATCAATTGAGATTTGAATTTAAAAAGCAAAAGATCAAGGATCTCTCTGAGATTACACACGAGAAAGTAAAGGGACTACTCAAGAAGCTCGACAAGTCGAAATACTATGAGCATGTACCCTATATAGCAACTATTCTTAACGGTATTCAGCCACCTACAATGCCTCAGGCGCTCGAGGATAAGCTCAGGCTTATGTTCCACAAAATCCAAGCTCCTTTTGAGAAACATAAACCATCTAATAGGAAAAACTTTTTAAGCTATTCATATGTTTTGTATAAATTTTGCGAGTTGCTCGGGGAGGACGATTATTTGCCATGCTTCCCCCTCCTCAAGTCAAAGGAGAAGCTCTATATTCAGGACGTAATTTGGAAGAAAATTTGCGAGGAGTTGCAATGGGAATATATTAAGACTATTTAACAGTCAATAAGGTCCAAAGGCGCGGCGAGTGGCGGGCATCTTGGCATGTGGATGTACTCGATTTCCATGGCTCCAACCTTGTCGGGGAAGTTGATGAGGTACGCGTCCTCGAGGTCCAGCAGCGTCAGATAATTCTTGGTTTGAATTCTGTACTGTTCATTGAGCTTTCCAACCGACTTGAGCTCAATGACCAGTTTCTTATTTACTATGAGGTCGGCCCTCACATTACCCACGTTCTGCCCCTCGTAAAAAACGGGGATGATGCGCTCCGTCTCGTAGTAGAGTTGGAGGTTGCGCAGGCCCACCTCAAAAGCACAATGATACACCGACTCCGAGTAGCCAGGCCCCAGCGAATCCCAAATATGCTGAGCAAGCTGGGTGATCTTGTTGTCCATTAGTATGTTGTGGCTTGGACACCTGTTGTGTACGTGGGCCTATTTAGGATCTTTGAATCTAGATGAGGCCCTATGGTCTATAGGACCTGACTTGCCCATGACCCTTTTTTTAGCCCCCACGTCATCACCTTGGTCCGTCATGAAAAATTGGAATATTTACATATGGGCCTATAAATTACCTCATTCACTATGGTCTCTTGCTATAGTTCCCAAAAAATATAGGAACATATGGACTTTTCATATACTTCTTGATATATTGAGTCATACCGGACAATGGTCTATAGAACCGTTGTTCCCATGGGGTCCCCCTATTCATGGGATTTGGGATCCGATAGAATGGTCTTGAGAGCCAGCCCGGTTACGATTATATTTTGAATTAAAATTGAAAATTTTGGGAACATAGGACCTCCCTCCCATTCTGTACAGTGCCATGAAGGGTTCAGAGTATATAGCCCATCTATTATGAAACCCATACCGAGACCAGTAAGTATCAGACTTTTTGGAACGTTTTTATTTAGGACGGTCAAAAAAGCCATCCCAAAGAGAAACATTGCAGAGGCATCTTTTACTTGGCCTATCTGCATTTTAATTTAAAATTAAAATTATTAATTCAAACGGGCGAGGAGTTCGGCATTGGTCGGGAGCCGACGAGCTGTCACACTGGCCGTACGGCGGATGGGTGGCGCCGCAAGACGTGGGCGCGATCCCGTAGGCCGGCCATTGGTGATCCGCGGGCGGGACCGTGACCGTGACCGTGAACGCGAGGTGCGTCCACCGTTCTCAATGGCCCGAGTCGTCACGTTGCCCGCAAGTGTTGCGACTTGGTAGGCATTTCCCGTTGTGAGGACGTGGACGGTGCGGCGAATGTTGCCGGCAATCATTGGAATAAAGTGGGAAATTACGGCAATGAATGCGATGAACATGGTCCATGATAGATACATATTCATTTTGACTGCGGCTTGATTAACACTCTGTTCATATGTATGGAGTGTATGCTCTAGAGCGTCCTGTGAGCGAGACGCCCCAGACACTGCAACACTGTAAAAAATGTTCATTGGATTGACTGCGGTGGCGATCAATCCTGCGACATTGGCTGCTTGTGTGCGAGTTGGCATCGCGTTCCAAGCGCGGCTGGACCACGTGCGCGCCGCCATGGCTTGGTTGCCAGCTGGTGTTGGGGCTAGCGCAGCAACGCCTCCGTTGGGCAAAGAGGGAAAGTGCGTCGCCACTCCCGCCGCTGCGAGGGAAAACCCCAGGGCTATCAACACGCGCTTGAGCGTTGGCCGGCTCAAGAGGGACAATGCGACGCCAGGGTGCCGACGCAGGACTTGCGACACGGCCGCCTTGCGTTGC